CTACCTTTCAGTTTACTCTTGAAGAAGGCTTCGAGAGGCCAGACATTTTGTCTTATAACTATTACGGATCTTCGAAATTTGACTGGATGATCTATCTTACGAACAACATCGTTGATCCTTATTACGATTACTATAAATCAGCAGAAGATTTTAAGAATTATATTGAAACAAAGTATGGATCAAATTCGAATGCTCGAGCGATTACTCTCTTCTATCGATTAAACTGGCATGAAGATGAAAGAATTATTACTCTTCAACAATACGATTCTCTCCTTGCCGATGAAACTACAAATACTCAAAAGTATTGGAAGCCAAAACTTACGAATACTGGTGCAGTGATCGGCTACGAAAGAATCAAAGAAGATTGGATAGTATCCACAAACAAAATATTATCGTTGACTCTTACTGCTTCTCCAACACAATTCCAAGTCGGAGATCGAGTGTCTCAGACGAGCACTGGTGCTTATGCGACCGTTGACTATGTTGATCTTGAAAATAATAGCTTAACCGTAAAGCACGTCAACGGAACTTTTGCAGTCAATCAAGCAGAAGGAATAAAAACAATTACTCCGATAAAGCAAAACATTTCTACTGCAGAAACAGAGTATTGGTATGCCGTAAATGCATATGATGATGAGAAAGAAAGAAACGAATTGAAGCGAAATATATTTGTTCTCAAGTCTTCTTATCTCGCTGAAACAGAAAAACAATTTATACAACAATTGAGTTCGTAATATGATTTCTCAAATTAGAGACGGGCAGTTTAAACTTAACGAGTTCTTAATGATTGATAATACAGCAAAAACTGTCGATTGCGGCAAGGCTGTTGATTTGACTCCTGTCTGTGTACAAGCAAACATATATGAATCTATACTCGAACCTGCTGTTCGTGCACAATTCGAATTCTATGAGGCGAAGGGCGCAGGAGATAAATTTGTTTTTACAGATAAGAAAATTATCATTGATTTTACAACAGACGAAGATAATTCAAAATCGTCTATTCGATACGAACTTTATGTTATTAATAAACCAGTTACTTTTAATTCTCCCGATGATAAAGCACTAATTTATAAAGTGGAGTGTGTTACATATGAAGCATGGAAAGCTTCGACCATAAAAAACACACCGCTTGTTAGGAAAAACATCGAGTGCGAGAATATGGTAAAAGCATATCTTAACTTAACGAAATCAAATAAACCTTTCTTTGCAGAAAAAACTCGTGGGTTGCATGCATTTAACTTTACTGAAAAGACTCCATTCGAGTGTATTGATCAAATTAGATTAGAACATGCAATGTCTCAAGAATTTAACGGCCATTGTTTTTACTTCTTTGAAAACAAGTACGGATTTGTTTTTAAAAGCATGGAAGCGTTAATCAAAGAAGGCATAAAAAATATCGGCGACAAGTGTTTTACACAATCTACTTTAACCAACTTAAATGTAACCGGAGCAAAGTGGAGAAACATCTTAACTACTAAAATTATTCAAAGCGGCAACGAAGGAATTTTAAGATTAATTGGAGGTGGAAGATCGACGTGTCAACTACAAAATAGTGTCACTGGAGACATCATTTCTTTTCAAGCTGATCCAAAAAATTTACAATTTGAAACACTAAACGAAGGATCTGCATCTACAAATCTTAAAGCTCAGGTTGAGAAAACTGAAGATGGAAATGAAGGAGCTCCTCGAGCGATTCCTTTTGATCCGACTGTTGGAAATGCAGAGAGAGCCGAAAAGTTTAATCATATGCCTTATTACATGAGTCACTTTTTAACAGTGGTTATGCAAATCACTATTTATGGAGATTCAGCCATTACTGTTGGAGATGTGATTCACTGTCAATTACCCGAAGCGGCTGGCCTTACAAGAGGAGAAGAAAATCCTGTGAATGAAGATAGCGCTGTCACGACAGGTAATTATGTTGTAACTAAATGCCGTCATATGCTGACTTTCAATGAAAAAGCAGAATATGCACAGGGGTTAGAGCTCGTAAAAGATGGCATCGGTGGATTGCCAAAAACACACACAGTTTAGAGGATGATAAATGCAAGTTCCAAGATTTTTTGAAGGTATAGTAGCAGAAGATCCGACGACAGATCTCGGTTTAGAAGCTGATAAACCACAAACTGGCAGAGTTTTAGTAAGAGAACTTTTAGGTCACTCTAATCAAGTGAATTCTGAAGATTTATTACCGTCATATGTTATGATGCCAACTACGAGCGCCGGAGTCTCTGGAATTGGATTAAGTCCGACTGGTCTCTTAAAGGGATCTCGAGTCATGTGCATGAAGCTTCCAAATCAACAGTCGGCATATATTCTTGGTGTGTTAAACTATGCGCCAGAAGGCAATCACAGCGTATCTTCATATGCTCGTGGTCAAGGTGAACCAGAAGAAAAAACTCAAAATCGAATTAAGACTGATGATGGTTTCTACGTTGAACCAGAATCGAAGTACAAGGCGAGATATCCTTATAATAATACCATGACTACTCGCAGCGGTCACTTAGTAGAGCTAGATGATACTCCTGGATCAGAGCGCGTACAAGTTTATCATAAGTCAGGATCTTATCTCGAGATCTTGCCAGATGGAACCATCGTGACAAAGTCAGTAAAAGATCATATTCAATTAGCCTCAGGCAACATGACAATTTTTAATGTCGGCGATGAGAAGGGTGATAAGAATATTGAGATCACATGTAACCAAGGTAAGATTGTTATCACTGCTCAATCAGATCTCGACATCTTTGCAAACGAAGGCAATGTAGGGATCTATGCTAATAATGGCAGTGTACAGGTGGTATCAAAATCAGGCGCGGTGGATATTCAAGCCGCAATTGTTGGAATCAATGCATGAGACCGATAGTCTATGTTCCTGAAGTTCCTAATTTAGAATGTGGTCCTAACGGGCAAATATCTTTCCGTCAAATGGAAGACTATTTCGTAGGCATTGCAAAGATCATTAGCCAACTGAAGTTACAAGCAAAGTTTATTCAAGACGAGTGCGGCAAAGAACTCATCGAAGCTATTCGAGACATGGAAAAGCTAGTCGATGATATTACTGGCATTCTGATGACTGACGTCTTTAAGAAGATCAAGTCAAAAGAACAAGAGATGAAGTATAAGGTTCGCGAGTTCCTAAAAGAGATCGACGTATGGTTTCAGAAGAGGATCGTAGAAGCCCTACTCAAGATTGTTGATATTCTTGGAATTCCAAATCCACTTACTACTCCGATTCCATTTATTACGGCTGTAACACTCGTCGACGAAGCTGGTAATCCTGTTCGTTATCAACCAGTAATCAAGGATTTGTTTACGAAGGAAGGTAAAGTCAAGATCAAAGCTGCAATTGCCGAAGACATCGAATCGGTTCGAAAGTTTTTTGGTGATGGCAAATACGACGGAACTCTGGGTATTAAGAGTCCTGAGCATGAAGCCGAAGAATTTTGGCAGAAAGCTTTGGCATGGATGAAAGAACTGCTGAGCGATTTTATTGCCGCCTGCATCAATGCATTGATCGGCTTACTGACTAAGATTCCTATTATTGGTCCAATCATTGAAAAGATTGGAGTATTCATCGATCCTACGAAGCCTATTAAAGCGCAATTAAAACTGAAGTATGAAGATTTTAAGAAACGTATTAAGAAGGCAAAAGAAGACGTCTTATCAGGTAAAGCTATCGAAGACTTTGGAGAGAAGTTACTCCAAGAACTCATAGACTTTGTCTTGAACTTGCCGATCCCGCTCTTCGGAACCTTAGGCAATTTAATTGGTTTCGATAACGAAGAACGTAAGAAGAAAGAAACGATTCATTCAAAAGAAGAATTGTGGCATCGAATTGAAGATGCGTTCGAAGACGCCATGGAAAAGATTAAGAAGTTCTTTCAGACAGATTTGATTGCCAAGATACATGATATCATACTCAAAGCTCCAGGTTGGATTCTACAGCAGTTTCCAATCGTAGGCAAAATCCTCGACACAATCAAACTGATTATTGACATCTGTCGCGGCAAAGTATCGATTTGTCAGGTTTTAAATATCATTTTAAAACCGATATTTGGTATTCCAGATGCGATCTTAAAATTCATTCCGAATTGCATCGAGATACGTAGAACGAAGTACGGGTTAGAACCGAATCCAGACAATCTGCCAAAATGGGCTCAGCCCGCTTCTGCAACCGTGTGAAGTGGATTAGTCTAACATGTTAGATCAATATTCAGTATCAGAAAATGGATATTTCTTTTCAGATGTTAGCGAACCGACAGTTCCAACAGTTTCTTATGGGGATCTAAGCCCACCAATCGCAATACGATTTACTGTGCCAGAACCTGGAGTCACCACGGTTGAAATTGACGATTGGTATATGCCGACTTTCGTACGATGCGAACAAAATTGTGTTGATGATTTATTGTTATGTGCAGTTTATGTGTTTGCAACAGATCATGATGTTGTTGTTGATGATTGGTATCCTTTCAGACACGAAGTCAACGATACGTTTGAGGTCGGAACAGTTGTTTCGTACGAAGATTGTGATATGATTTTGACTGATTTTGTGTATGATGGCAACAACAAGCTTCTTTCTTATATTGAAACGAATAAATCTACATTTGTAATGATACGATATGATTTTACTCGTTCGGCTGGTCCAGGATTAGATGCGATTGGTAGCAACGAAGATTATCAAAACTTTGCCTTTACTGGCCAGGTTGGGCTTCTCTCTGACGATGTTGCAAATGTCGACATCGAAAACTATGAGATACTAGAAACCATCATATAATCATTATAAATAAGATAAAGTAGTAGGGTAATATGGCAGACAGAATAGATGCACTGACAACGAGGAAAACAACACAGCGTGATCCTGTGTTCACCGACTTTTATAATAACTTTAACATACATCCTCAGAACAAGAGACTCGCTCTTCACACTGACGAACAGGCTGTCAGAAGATCGATGAGAAATATCTTACAGACAAATACCAAAGAACGATTGTTTAATCCAGAATTTGGTGGTGGTCTTCGTCGATTCTTATTCGAAGATATTTCTGTGATGACTTCAGATCTTATCAAAGATGCCGTGTTCGATTCGATTACCAAATACGAACAGCGAGCTCGAATCATTGATGTCTTAGTAGTATCAAATGAGTTTGCGCATTCTTATGAAGTATCAGTCTATTATGAGATAATAAATAATGCTAATCCGCAGACACTTCAACTCACCCTTTATAGAGTAAGATAATGGCAGCAAATTCCAGTATAGTCCTTACACAGTTAGACTTCGATTCCTATAAAGACTCGTTGAAGACATTTCTGAAATCACAAGATCGATTTAAAGATTACGACTTCGACGGAAGCAACCTTTCGGTTCTTCTCGACGTGCTTTCATATAACACTTATCAGAACGCGTTCTATCTCAACATGGTCAGCAACGAGATGTTTCTTGATTCGGCGAAGTTACGTGACAGCGTTATTTCTCATGCCAAAGAATTAAACTATCTTCCGAGATCGTTTCGATCATCTTCGGCTGTCATTCAACTGGTAATTACTTCGACAGATACGGCAAAGAGATCGATCGTTATTCCAAAGGGAACATCATTTACTTCGCGTGTTGATGATTTCACTTATAACTTTAGCACTACTGAAAATTATGTTATTACAAAGAGAACTCCTTCAGGATCAAATCTTATATATGAGAGCGAGCCGATTCGAGTATACGAAGGTAGCTACCTCAGCGATACCTATACAATAAATTATGCTAATCCTCTTGTGTATAAGATTAGTAATAAAAGAGTTGATCTTGAAAGCGTATTAGTTACGGTCTTTGAAGATAACGGCACGACTATTCAAACTTACAAGAGAGCGACGTCTCTTTTTGGTCATGATGAAAACGCAAAGGTCTTTTTCTTACAACCGGGAATTGGTGACACATACGAAGTCGTCTTTGGTGACGGAGTTGTTGGAAGAAAACCAAAGAACAACTCTGCGTGTATCATTGAATATCGATCATGCAACGGAGAACTTCCGAATGGCGCATTTAAGTTTATTAATACTGCACGCATCGATAATGAAGCAAACATTGTAATTGAAACGATTACTGCTTCGGCCGACGGAGCTGTTGCAGAAGATCTGAGCTCGATTAAGTACAATGCTCCTCGTGCATTTACTACACAAGAACGTGCTGTGACTTCTGAAGACTATGAGAATCTACTCAAAGCAAACTTTCCTGAAATCAATGCAGTGGTTGCATATGGCGGAGAAGATGCAAATCCTCCCCAGTATGGCAGAATTTTCTTGTCGATCGATCTTGATGAAGTCGACGGTCTTCCAAAGATTAAAGAAGCAGAATATAAGAAATTCTTAAGATCACGTTCTTCTGTGGCGATTGAGCCACTCTTTGTTTCTCCTGATTACACATATTTATATGTCAATACAAATATCAAGTACAATATCAATCTTACCGGTTTAAATCCAGAAGATATTCGTACGAACGTTATAGATTCTATTCTGACACACGCTTCTACGAATCTAAATAACTTTGGTCGTACACTGCGCTACTCAAGATTTATTCGTGATGTCGATGCCGCAGAAAATAGTATCATTAGTAACGAAACTCAAATTGAACTCGTCAAGTATCTCACTCCGGTGCTGAGCACGACAGTGACTTCTACTCCTACGTCAACATCTGGTTCGCTTGTATCATTGGCGACTTCAGGTGTAATTTCTTCTGGTCAGAATGTAACGATTGACTTTAAAAATCCATTAAAGAACGATGTTCCAGGCAAAGGTGCAGAACACTTAATCGGTGATATTCATGTCGTAAGTTCTTCGACATTCACTTATAATGGTTTGCCAAACTGTCGTCTTGAAGATAACGGTGATGGTATCATGCGTATCATCAATACTTCTGGAACACAACATAGAACCATTCTTGATATTGGTACAGTTGACTATGATACTGGTATCGTCAGAATCAACAACTTTAATATTACTAATTACACTGGCACTTCTTTAAAAATCTATGCCAAGCCGCGTACTCTTGACATCACTTCTTCTCAGAACGTGATACTTAATATTCTTGAAAATGACGTCGACGTCACAATTGAACAGATCAGAGAATAATGAAGAATATAGAAAAAAGAATATCTCCGTTAATTCAGAGTCAATTTCCTTCTTTTTACCAAGAAGAGGGAGAGAACTTCATTGCGTTCGTGAAAGCCTACTATGAGTGGCTTGAAAACTCTGGAACATATGTTAACTATTCTGGCAATACTGTTACTCAGTATATCGCTTCGAATAACGATATTATAGAAGTCACTGCTAATCAACTTGCCAACTCAACATATATGTCGAGTATCACTCGATATCAACCAATTGATGCCAATCCACTTTATCACGCCCGCCGGTTGCCAGACTATCGCGACATTGATAGTACAACAGATGACTTTATTGTTCACTTTAAAGAGAAGTATCTGAAGAACATTCAGTTTGATACTGCTACGAATAAGAAGCTTCTTGTTAAAAACTCCCTTGATTTATATCGTGCTAAGGGTACAGAGCGCGCAGTTGATCTCTTCTTTAAGCTTGTATATGGTACGGCTGCTGAAGTACAATATCCTGCAGAAAAGATCTTTCGTCTTTCAGATGGTGTGTACGAGAAACCAGAATATCTTGAAATCGGATACTCAATCTATAATATCGACTATGTCGGAAAGCAAGTTGTGGGCCAGCTTTCAGGCGCCAAAGCTTTCGTTGAGAAGTACATTCGTAGAAGAGTTGGTAAAGGTTTCGTTAATCTACTTTATATTTCTGGAAGACAAGGCGAATTTCGTAACGGCGAAGTGGTTGGTCTCAATATTAATAATGAACCCGTATTCGATATTACCAAAAGATCGAAACTCGTAGGATCTGTAAAAAGAGTTACAGTTCAGACACGCGGCCGAGACTTTACTGTCGGAGACATCGTAAGATTTACGAACAGCGATCGTGGGCTCGGCGGTTTAGCAAGAGTAGAATCTACGAATTCGGCTGCTGGTCTCGTAGATTTCATTTTTATAGACGGCGGATATGGATATACTCTCAACACAGAATCGATTGTCTCTGAGAAAGTATTAAACCTGAATGAAGTCACTGCAGATTTTACTGCTGAAAATTACTATCGACTGTTCGAACGTGGTGTTCAACCTGTAGTCAATATCGGATACAGTGCGGCCACATCAAACGTTTCTGTAGGAAATACTGTATATCGTTACGCGGCAAATGGCATGCTTGCTGCACAAGGAAGAGTACTCGAAGTTGCACGTTCTTCGAATACAAACGGTTTTATCTCGATATCACATACTTCAGGCGTATTCGTTCCATCTGCTACCTATTATACCGGAACGAATAACACAGGAACAAGCTTTACAGCAAGTACACTGACAGACAAGTCAATGTCTGGTAAGTTCATGAACATACCGACAGATTATGCTGTTATTATTACTGCGCCTTCTTCTACATTTATGGTAGGTGATGTCGTACAGCAACAGAATGCAGGATATATTACTGCTTCTGGTACAGTGGCAAATGTGATCCAGCTCGAAGGTGAAGTTCAACTTACTCTTGCCAATGCTCGTGGTGCTTTCAAAAACAGTAAGCGGATGGCGGATTGGGATTACAAAGTTGGAACAGGCACAATCACTACATCTACTACCAGCAATGTAGTCACTGGAACATCCACTGCTTTTAATAACAACTACATCAACTCTACACTTTATGTCACAGGCAACACGTCGATTGGTAACGTAGTCAGTGTAACCAATTCAACTTCTCTTATACTTTCTGCAAACGCATCGGCAAACGCGACTGGAAATGCTCATAACTACGGTTTAACGTATAAGCTTATCAATCAAACCAACAATCAAATCTTTGCGAACGTCAGTTATGTGAATCTAAACGCTGGTTTATATGACATTAAGAAGCAAGTCCATGTCATTGCGTTTGATGAATGCTCTTCGAATAACGTTACCTTTGCGAATAACATCTACATCTACAACAGCGCGAATGCGATTGTTGCTGAAGGTACTGTAATCACTGCTAACTATGCTTCTGGATCAAACAGCGGAACGTTAACATTTCTTTCTCGTAAAGGATACTGGAACGAAACAGATACGGTATACACCGCTGCAAACGCAGATAACTTTAAGATTACATCTTATTCGCTCGACATTACCGGTGGCGACTATGTTCGTTCATTCCCTTCGAAGATCGTTGCTCCGCTTTCAAATACCACCGCAAATATATCATCGATTAGTTTTGGAACAGGCGCTGGATTTGGTGTAGGTACGATTGGTGAAACAGAAGTCATCTTCATTGGTACAGATCTCATTGCCGCCAACAGTCAAGATACACTCGACTATAGCCGCCTTCAACTCTCTGTAACAGCGAATACTGGATTCGATGAAGGTCAAAGAGTATATCAACAGATCCGCAAGGTTTCATTTAATCCTTCGACTGCTGCAAATGCAACGACAGGGTTTATTACTATTACAGATGCTAATACTTACTATATTGCAGGTGAGAGTGTTACATATGAAGTTGCCGCAGGAAATACAGTAATCAGTGGACTCGAAAGCGGTAAACCTTATTACGTTGCATTCTCAAATACCACTGGACTCATTCTTTCGAGTCCTGCGAACAAGTACATTCATATTAATAGCACGAGTTTCCCTGGTGAAAGCTTTGCGAATACATCATTCAATATTCCGGCATTCGCGGCGACTAGAGCCAACGAGTCTGGTCACTTCTTATATAAGACTGCGCATGCAACATTATATGATGTGACAGGAACGAATCTTCTTATCAAGGATCCTATTCGCGACTTTGGTTTCACAAACACCACTTCTACTCCTGCAAATAGCAATATTCTTGTATATGGCAACAATCTTGTGAATACTGCAATTACAGCAGTGGCAGAATTATCGACGATTGCACAAGCGAATCAGGTGTTCGCTTCAGAGTTTATCTCTTCAGATGCTTTTGGATTTCCAAAGAATCCACAAGGCAACTTACTCGATAATCTATATGCATGTTTGACATTTGGTAGATTTGAAATCGGTATCATTGGATCACTTAATCAGATCAATCCAGGTGAAGACTATAACGTTGATCCATTTGTGCTTGCTCACCAACCATATATTGCAGGATTCGATCGTAAAGACTTTGTGATTACATTTGAAAATGCAACGAGAAACTTTGTTGTCGGAGAAATAGTAAACCAATCTCAGGCAAATCTGAAATTCTTTGATCTGCAAGTTTCTTCTGGTGCATATAGCAATACGTATGATGCCAAGACGTTTACTGTACAATCTCAGTACGAAGCCAACAGCGCATCAGAATTTATCTTCTATCGTAACATCACGTCGTCGTTTAATCCTACGGACGAAGTCAACTCGAATACAGATTTTATTACAATCACTGGCAACGAGTTTGCAGCGAATGATCTTGTTCGTTACTTTACTGATAATGCGAATACGGCTGTGACAGGCCTATCGAACAACGGCTTCTACTACGTTCTTACTTCTAATACTACTGGTGTTACTCTCACAACCGAAGCAGCAAATACACTCGCGAAAGTGAATATTACGCAGAGCTCGAACGTAGCAGAGTTTAACTCAAACACTAACGTGCAGAACAGTAATGATTTTATTCAGATTGCGACTGCGAATACTTTATTTGCCAACGGTAGTCAAGTCAGATATGTTGTGACAGATGATGTTGCCGCGGTTTCTGGTCTCGAAGCGAATGCTCTGTATTATGTTCGCTATGCAAATAGCACTGGCTTAGCACTTTCATTGACAGCCGGTGGAGCCAACGTCGATTTAACTGCAGCAAATCCTGGAAGTAATGGGCACTTCCTTAGAAATTACAATCCTGACTTGATTGGTCATCAGCTACGTAGCTATACGAACGAGTTCGCCAATGGTCAAATCGTTCAATACAGAATTCCGAATGGCAATACTGCCATCAGCGGTTTGACAGCAAATGCTGTTTACTATGTTGTTGCTGCGAACACCGTAGGATTTAAATTAGCTTCTACTTTAAGCGGATCTGCAATCAACATTACTGCCAACTCGACAGGCGGTGAATCACATACGATCGCAACTCTTCCAGGCTACCTACCAAAAGATAAGCTATTCCAGACGAATAGCACCGGTGGCATTGTCAACTCTACAGTCTCTTCAGTTTTCTCCAACACAACTGGAAATTATATCAGAGTCACTGGAAACAATGCTCCGCTTGTCAATAACTCAATCATCTTTTCATACACTGTACCGACAGCGAATGGTCTTGTTTCGAGCGTAAGTCTTTTCGAGATTGTATCGACTGCCAAAGCCATTGTAAAATCAAGTAACAGTTCTCAGATGCTTGCCAAGAGAATCACATTCGAAAACACTTGGTTGCCGAATGAGCCAATGATCGGCGAAGTCTCCGGTGCCGAAGCTGACGTAATAGGCGTGACTGAAGATATCACAGAATTATATCCTATCGGTTTGAATGCAGATATTACGGCAAACGTTGTGACATCGGACGGTGAAGTCACTGCTCTTCAAGTCATCGATTCAGGTTTTGCATATTCGAATGCCGAAATCGTTGACTTTGTATCAGAAGATAATCTGAGATCTGGTACAGCAAAGATTGTTCTCGACGGTCATGGCCTTGGAATCGGATATTACAGAAGCTCGAAAGGATTCTTGTCTGACGATATCTACGTGCACGACGGAGACTATTACCAAGAGTATTCATATGAGATTCTTTCGAAGATCTCAGTAGACAGATATTCTGACATGTTCAAGAAAGTCATGCATATGGCAGGAACAAAGTTCTTCGGATCTGCATTGATCGTAGAAGAAGCGAACGCGGCGCTAGCTTTGACAAGCATTTCTACTGGGCAAGAAATTCAATTTAACTCGAACGACGACGTTTCGACTGTAAATGATACAATTGAAACAGATATTGAAGATGTCAGTTTCAAGTTTAAGGTAATGGATGTCAACAATGATACTGATCTAATATCGTTAGGGACTAATCCTTATTATACCACATTCCCACTAAATGTACATGATTATTTACAATATACTACG